CCATAGCCACTAATTATGAAACTAGTTGCATCAACCCCGTAAATAGCTCGTTGCTTACCCCATTCACACTTCACCGAGGGCCAAGCCACTATCTCTGGTTTTCTACTAATCATCTCTTCAAATGGTATGTCCGGCATCCTATTAAAAGCGAAAAACTTGTGTCTCAACAAGCGTGACTTTGCCTTGTATTGATTGTCACTATCGTACTGAGAATGATAAGCTCCTGTTGGTGACCACTGCCAACGACCAGCCCAGTAGCTATCCCAAGATGACTTCTGCGGCTTGCTGTTCAATGACAGTAACCTTTGAAATAAATGAGTAGCCTCTTTATAAATAATGCCAGCACTTATGCTACACGTATTAGGACGCACCCTGTGCAGCCTCTCCGCCTCCCAGTCTACTGACCCAACACCCCTATTAACTAAGACTTCCATTTCAAAAAATTGTGTCATGTCTATTTCAAGCAAATTCTGTACGGCCTTGAGTCGTTGACTAAAATCTTTCTTAATCCTGGTATAAAAATCTGTTTCACTAGTTATGTCCCACAGCCAAATACCGCTCTTATGCATTAACTGCCGATTAATTTTACTTAACGAACAACACCAAATTAATACTCCAACTAAGAAACTTTCTCGTATCCCGTACGCAGCTATCTTATCCAGTAGCGGCAATGCGAATTCAACATTTTTCCTAAAATACTCCAAGCCGAACTGTCTAAGTTCGTAGATTGACATATGTCTCAGATGACTTGCTGAGACCTTATCTATTATAGGTTCTACTGCACCACTAAATATTTTCTCTAAATTCGCATATGTTCTATAACCAGTATAGCGTTTCTGACTCTTATTAGTTACATAGAATAGATAATTAATTATTTCTTGATCATTACAAATGCCATAAGGAAACAGCTGCGGTCCGTATTGTATCCTTGAAACCCGTAATGTAGCTTGTTTACTAAGGTATCTCAAGTCTAAGTCGTTACTAATGTACATAGCCGTTATGTTAAGTTTATGAATATACTTAACATATATCATTACCACATATTCACCGTACAGATATGGTCGATACCCGTCAACCCCTTTCCCTACATACAAATCAAATAAAAGAAATTGTCCATGATCAGTGTCTGAAAGATAAGCTGTGTTGCCTGCAACATTGACTGCTAACGGTACAGCTGTTAGCTCTGCCCACTGTCCACTTCTACTGCCGGTGGTATAGGTGGTGGCTCTTCCGGTGGCACTACTAATGAGTCTAACTCCTTGCGTTCTCCTGGCATTGCCACGCCTGCTTGGGTTTGGATGAGCCGAAAACCCGACGTTACGTAATCATAATCTGCCGTAACCATACCTTGGTATTGTTTTACTAGCTCGGGCACGGTAACTAGTGTGTTTGGAATATTGTAAGTAGGTTCACTAGCAGTAGCATATGGTGCATTCCAACGTGCTTCTTCTAACAACTGAGAGCTCCTACGAGTCCAAGTCAATATCATGTCACAGTCTACTGCCCATTCATGATCCGCGCCAAAGCATCTCTCACGTTGAGACATATTTAGATATCTGTATGATTGTGCTGTTTTCATCTTATACGGAGGCACTGGAGGCAAAGCGATAGAAACGTCATTTGCAGCATAAATTCTATGTGCTGTGTCAGTTTTAGGGTGTTGATAGTGTAGATTGTACCCGTTCCACCTAGCTAAGACACCCATGCCCCATAAGTCATTGTAATTATAAGCCGTCCTAGCTATCCCATATTCATCTTTACCTACGGCGGCATTTATAGTGAACACGGCTGCATATGGTGTCCCTAACATTAGACTACCAGATAAGCCAACTATTAGAGGTGTGCACCCTGGGGTTACCACTTTTCCATAGCTCAACCTGCCATTGACTAGCGCATACCCCAAGTCTTCCATGTGTGGTAAGTCTAGGCGGCCGAATCTAACGGTAATACCATAGTATGATTCGATGCCACCTAATACAAAAGTAGAAACCTGATCGTACAAACACTTCTTAACTGGCAAACCAGTTACCGCTGAATATAAGGCATCCGCTCTTTCTTTATCTTGTAACTCGTAGTTATTTGGCGTTTTTAAATTACGTAATAGACCGTACATATTCTTCGTGTTATGTATTAGTAAATACTCACCCCAATACCAGCATGTTGTTGCGAATAAAGATTCAAATACTGGCAAAAAGAAGTCATTCGTGTCCCTTTTGTATTGGTTCAGTGCATCCAAAGTAGTCGCAATACCCTCACCAGATAACATTTGCGGGACGGCCGCTCTCATAAATCCAGGCCTAGGTAATACCAATCGCCTTGTTAAGTGTGACCACCAATGTGCTTCAACAGTTTCACATCCTGGCTGTGCCAACCAGTAACGCATTTGTTGCCTAGCCTCATACGCATCTTCATGAACTCTATGGTTACGGATATACTTAAACAAGACTGTTTTAAGATCCGCTACATTGAAATCAAATTGTATATTCAAGTCGTCAGAAATTTTAATGTATCTAATTTTTTGTTCGGATAAGCCAAGATCTACGTCTTGATCTATTAAAAAAGGTGTATTACGTAAATTCCCGTTCATCATTTTGTTTAATATAGCCACTTCTTTCATAGTAAAACCATCTAAGTTCATGACACCGTGATAACGATTCAAGTCTGCCAACTCTACATCATTGTCTGGAACCAACCTATTAACTGGTGTTAATATAAGCTCGTCTGATGTCGTTGTTTTAAATAAGTCTGCCGGTATTTTAAAAAGTCCATTGACGAAGCCCATATGGTCACCAAAATGTTGGCCACTACTTGAATGTCCATCATCATAGGTATACATCTTCCAAACTTTTATGTCCTTGATAAAGCTGTACTGTTCTTTTTGGGCTTCTGTCATGTCTTGTGGGTTATCATACAGTGCTGCAGGCACACCGTCAACCCAGTTGTCTAGTTCACGTATCCAATGGTAAATATCTCTATCATACTTGGTTATGCCCACAGCCGTGTCTACTGTTCTTATATATTCACATAACTTATCAACTTTTTGCGTTTGGTTAGCTGCTTCGACGATTTCCTTCACTAATTCTAACCTAAGCTTGATCTTATGGTTATATTGCGTGTTCTTTTCTACCATATCCAATTTCGCTATGTATTGATAGAATACGAATAGTAAAGACATGGAGTTATCATAGAACTTATTAGTGATAACTGAATCAAAATACCTGTTTAGACGCTGCTCTTTCAAGTCTGTCGAGGTACTTATTTCACGTAACATTTTGAGGACTGCTACATATGACGGAGTGCCATCTGTGTTTAAACAAGCTTTGTTTAAGCCAAACACTGACTGTTGATTTGGTCCAACTAAGATACTCTGTCTAATACCGTATATGGTACCTTTAGCCATACTAACAGCAGTTTGCCTCATCTGTTCCGCCATGGCACTTATCGTCCAGGGCTTTTCACGGTTTTTCAAACCATCCTGGTCACACCCTGCCCGTTTAGCGGTTTCAGGTGTGTCAAATATTTTGTTGTCCTTCTGGACGTCGTGCTTAGTCTTGCCGACTTTTTGAATGTCTAGTATGTCTAGACGCAAGTGTGTTTTGGCCCAGATCTGACCGTCAATGTATTTGACTACTGCAGCAGTCGCGTTGATGAAGTTGTTGATGGGTTGCATCGTGCTAAAAAAGATTTTAAAACAGGGATTGTATGCT